CCGGGCATCACCGCGCAACGCTGCCGCCTGCTGGCTGTTGAGGTAGGTTTCCTTGACCGCCTTGTGAACGACTAACCTGTTCCAGAAGTTCTTACCGCAGAAGGCGCGAGAGCCGGTACTGGTCACGCTGCCCAGCGCGTCTTCCTGCATATCCAGTGCTTCGCCGCACTTAACCCGCAGCTCGGTGCTTGGGTCTGCCAAGCCCATGGACAGCTTCTGACGCTGCACACCGAAGCGATCATAAAGGTCCAGCAACACGGTCGAGCCATCGGCATCGAGGATCAGGCCGTTGAGGGCGCCCATGCGCTGGAACTCGTGCGTCGCATCCAGCTGACGACGCGCTTTGGCCAGGCGGGCATTGACCACGTCTTGCACCGCTTGCAACTCGGTGCGAGTTCCGAAGGCGCGAATGCCCTGGATCTCGTCGGCCTTGATGGTGAAACGCTCTGGCAGGTGGACGGTGTTGAACGGAATCAGGTTGCGCTTGCTGGCCGCTACCACCAGGCCAGAACTCCCGCGCTCACCTGCTGGAACCAGCGCCAGGGTGTCGCCGTCCTTTTCAATCTGCACGGTCAGGGTCGTGACCCCTTCCTCGCGAAACAGACCCAGCGCGCTGATGCGGCCCGGCAGGTACGGTTGCTCATTGAGTGCAGCAGTGAGCGCGGTAACGGTGAACGCTTCGTCGTCAAAAATGGCGATATCGGCCATGGGTACTCTCCAGAAATGAAAAACCCCGCTCAAGGCGGGGTGCATAAATTTGGCTGATCGGCTTATCGAACGATCAGGAAATGGGCGGCCAAGTCTTTTTCAGCGTCAGCGTCGAGTCCAGTCAGGTGCGCTTCGCTGACTTCGGCCAGCCGCACAACGGCACGACCACGGCGCACCACATCCGACTCACCCAGCGGACCGAAAAGAATCGCCACCGCCGTCTCGCTGCCATCTTCGGCAGCCGGAGCGTACGGTGCGAATTCGCTGGTGGCCGTCACCAGGCCGAGGATCTGTCCGGGGTACAGCGCCGGGCCAGCAGCGACGTTGATGGCTTCTCGCGAGATGTTTCCCGCCCCTTCAGACAGCAGAAACTCACCGGCGTGGATCGGTTCTTTTTTGATGGTCATGGTCTTGCTCCTTTCGCGCCGTGCGCAGTGCCAGAATGAGCAACTTGTCGAGCGGCCCAGATCGAGGTGGGATCAGTTTGTTTGGCCAGCACCTTCGGCGCCGGGTCGTTGTCCAGCGGCAAGCTGTTGTCGATTTCGAAGCCTTTGCCGGTGCTGACAATCTTGTCGAACAGGCGCGCCCGCACTGCCGCTGCATCCAATCCAGCCGCGACGTACTCGGCACTGAACTCCGGCAAACGGGCCGCCACGCAAAGATCGTTCACCGCCTTGGCACGGGCCAGGCCAGCCAGGACGATCTCTTCGCTTTCGAGCTGGGTCGTACTGAGCAGCGGCTCGACCAGGTTACTGATCCCCGCCTCGGTGCAACGCTGAGTGATCATCAGAGCCAACTTGGTCGAGTCGACCACCGGCGGTTCCAGCGGTGGTTTCTCAACCTTCGGTTCCGGGTCCGCTTCGGGTGGCTCGTCGAGCTGGGCCAGCAGCTCAGCCGGTGCATGCTGGTAACGCTGCAACACGCCACCCTGACCGAGACAGGCCTTAACCTTGATCCCATCGCCGATTTCATCGGCAAGGCCCAGGGCCAGGGCCTCATTCGCGGTGAGCCAGGTTTCAGCAGCGACCAGCCGCCGCAATTCAACCTCATCAATGTTCGGCGCCTTCGCTTTGTAGGCCGCGATGATGGCTTCCATCGTCTGGTCGAGGACGTCGGCCACCTTGCGGAAGTCTTCGGCATCGCCGGCCGCGTAGGTCCAGGGGTTATGGATCATCAATATCGCGCTTTCGGCGATGACGACTTTGTGTGCGCCACATACCGCCACGCTGGCGGCACTGGCGGCCAAGGCATCAATCCGCCCGGTACACCGCGCGCCCAAACGCCTCAAAGCGTTGTGCATAGCCAAGCCGTCGAACAGATCACCGCCGACGCTGTTAAACGCTGCGACTACTTCCGAGACGCCGTCGTCCATGGCGCGCAGATCCTGCACGAACTGATTGGCGGTCACACCCCAGGCACCGATTTCGCCGTAGACGAAGACCTCAATCACCCGCTCGGTGGCTTCGCCGCTGGCATGCACGGCGTACCAGGTTTTGTCTTTGACCTGCACCCGCTGACCAGCGCGGTTGTAAATGCGCGGTCGCGCGTTCTTGCTCATGGTTGCTCCTTGTCGTCGACGGGGACGAAAGTTTCGAGAGTGGTGTAGTTGAGGCCCAGACGCGTGGCCCGGGCCAGATCGGCGGCGTTTTCCGCGTCGACCGTTTCGGCGTCGTAGCCGGTGCGCAGGACCATCTCGCTACGCGAGGCAAAGCCCGCTTGGACTTCCATCCGCCGCGCCTGTACGTCCTGCACAGGCTGGATGTAGGCCCAACCTTGGGGCACCCAACGAGTGCGCAGGTATTCACGTCGACGCTGTGCGTAATCCTTCAGCACCAGGACACCCGACAACACGGCCATGTCCATCCAGGCCGCCCGCACTGGTCGGCAGAGCTGGTGGACATAAACACCGAATTGCAGTTGTTCCAGGCGGCGTCGAAACTCGTTGAGCACCACGCGTAGCGCCCGGTCGTTGATCCCGCGCATGTCGCCGGTGAGGATCTCGTAAGGCGTACCGGAGCCCGCTGCCGCAGCCATCAGTTGCTGCCGCATGAAGTCCGGGTAGTTGTTGCCCGCGTCCGGTGGCTTGGAGAACTCCACCTCTTCACCCGGTCCCAGCTCCTGCATGGTGCCGGGCTCCAGCGCGACCATCGGCGTGAAGCCGTCACGGTCGAGATCCAACAGCTGGCCGGTGACCGGATCCCGTGGCGTCTGCCCCGAGTCCGGCGCTGGACGACTGATGAAGCCGGCAAACAGGTTCGCCACCTCCTGGCGAAACAACACCGCGTCGTCGTAGTTGTCGAGACTGCGCAGGCGCTTGAGTACCGGCGACAATCGGGGCACTCCACGCAACTGACCCGGCTCGACCGGTTCAAAAATGTGCAGCACCTGGGCAGCCGGCACCCGTACCAGCTGGTTGTAGCCGGCGTTCAGCGATGCCGCATCGCGAGGATGCGACAGGTACATCCAGTACGCCACCCGCTTGCCGCCCGGGTTGAACTCGATCCCGGCGCGGATAACGTTGCCGGTTTTGGTGCTCTCGTACTTGTCATGCGGGACAAACTCCGGCGCCAGAATCTGGAGCTGCAGTGGAACCGCCAAGCCCTCGTCCAAAGCGCGAGGTCGTAGCCGCACAAAACATTCACCCGAGGTTTCAACCGTGCGCGCCACCAGGGCCTGCTGGCCGTAGAAGTCGGTACGCTCATCCGCATCCGATTCATCGACCCAATCACCCCACAGCTCCTGGAGGAGCTTGCGTAACGCATCATCGTCGGTCGTCGGCCGAGGAGTAATGCCCGTGCCAATCAGGTTGCTGACGCGCTTGTCGATCACGTTGAAGGCATACGGGTCATTGCGAACCGCTGCCCGGGAACGCGACCGCAGGTTGCGCAGTGCCGGGGTGTTGATGCTGTTGATCCCGTTGTCGGGAGCATCCCAGCCAGTGGATCGGCGGCCCTCTCCGGCGCCTTCGTAACTGGCCTTGATGTTCGACGGCAGCAAGAATCCGTTACGGGTCAACGTCGGATAGGTGCGGGCCATTAGACTCCTTTGCCTCCGTGGTACAGCCGAACCACGCGCGAGCGAGGTCCGGTAGCGCTGATCAGCGAGGTGCGGATTTCTTCACGAGCCTTGAGCAGCTCATCGACGGTGCGGTACTCCACGGTGCGGTCGGTGTAGCGCACGGTTTTCTCTCCGCGAGCAATGGCCGCCTCAACCGCGTCGAGGTGCTTCTGGGTAAATGACATATCAGCGTCTCTTCAGGTAACCGCTGGTGGAGCTGCGGCGTTGAGGTGGCGGTGCTGCGGGTCGCGATTGCACGACCGGCGCAGCGGGTTGCGGTGCCGGTTGTGGTGCGGCAACGGATGTTGTTGGCACCGGGTTACTGATGCGTTCACCTTGAACGGGCTTGATGCCCAGGGCTTCGTCAAACAGACCGGACTGTGCCAGGGACTGACGCACCCGCTCCCAGTCGTGTTCCTTGTAACGGTTGAGGCCCAAGTAGTGCGCCATCGCCAGGCAGTACACCATCAGGTCGAGCGCTTCGTTGCGCTCGGCCTTACCCTTGACCCACTCAATGCGCTTGTGTCCGCGCACATAGCGGGCGACTTTGCGCTCGGCAACGCACTGGTCGAAGAAGTCATCCGGTAGGTCATTGGCAAAGTGCAGCGCGCCCGGACCGGCTTCGAACGGGTAGCGGTTGTAGATCCAATCCT